CAGCTAATTTGACAAGGGTAGCCATCATATTTATTTCATTCATACTATTTGATTTTGTAAAACCTACCAAGGATATTGGCATTCAGATATTCTTCTTTTTCAAGCACCTCCCTTACAAATTGAAATTTAGTCTCATGATATGTTAACTCTGTCTTTGAGAAACATATTCTAACCATAAATCTCTTTATAGAAATTCCTGCTTTGTGTGCATCCTGTAGCACTGCATTACTGCTGTAATAGTTTTCATAGTTAGTTTTGCTAACAAAAGTGTATTTAGATGCCCTTTTGTCTGTCATTGCAGCAATAGCTTTCTTTCCAAGTTTCTTTTTAACTACAGAATAAAAATTCTTTTTACCAATATAACGGACTGCTTTACCATTAATGATTGCTTCCATTTCATAAATGAAACCTACAGCACCATCTGGAATTTTGCTGTCATTAAATACTTCACCTTTGTATAACCAACTCATACTGTTTGTTTTAGTAAAGATAATAATTTATCTCTCACAGCTTCAATACCATGATCTCTGACAGAGTCTGATAAATCCTTAGACATGTCAAGTATTACATGTGGAATATTATACTTGTCCTGATATCTCTGAGCAGCCTTTATACCGGGCTCATCATTATCAAACAGTACAATAATCTTAGAATACTTCTCTCTAAGTCTATTTATAACAGATTCTCCAATCATTGTATTCTCACTGTCTGGAGCAATACATTCTATATTACCAATACCAAGTTTCTTGAAAGACAGGAGGTCTTTAAGTGAAGAAACAATCAGTAAGTACTTGGAATCATATTGCAGTTGATCCATACCCTGTGTGTAGTTCTGGATCTTAATGAACTTCTTCTCAGGAATCTTTGGCATATAAATCTTATAGAGCTCACCATCATTACGGAAATAACCATAAACATAGGGTCTAGAAAATCTATAGCTTGTTACAGAATCATCAATCTCAGTCTTAGACATTGTAAAAAATTCCAATGGAACTACATTATACTGACTTAAGATACTAGAACCAATTTTAAATTGTGTCCAGTATTTCTGATCAAGTGTGTTCCAGTGTCTCATCTCAAAATCTACAACCTTAAACTTATCATGAAACTGTATGGGACCTCTTACTGCAGGTGCATTATGCTTTAAGTACTCCTGATAATCGGTAATTATCCGGTTAGTGGCCTTAAATCTAGCATCATAGTTAAATAGATACCTAACAAGTTCTACTTGGTCACCTTGAAATCCTGAAGAAAAATCTTTGAACTTATACTTACCACCGTCTTGATAGATAAACATGCTTGGCACTTTATCTCTAACATTAAATGCAGATAGCATCTTAATGTTCTGTCCGGTAAGCTTCTCTCTTAAGTTCAGATAATACTCAAATACCCATTCTCTAGGTACTTCCTCCAAATCAGATATTAAATTCTTTGTTGAAATCATAACCAATAAAAATATAAAGGGGGAGTCCCTGATTTAGTCTAAAAATCCTTGTTATACAATAAAATTAATACTAATCTCCCCCTTTAAAAAGTGAGTGGTTAGTCTAGACTGAAATCAGATGAAGTCTTAGGTTTTAGGAACACATCTTCATCATCCCCAAATGACTTAACTTCTTTAACTTCTAGTTTTTTAACATGTTTAGTCTCATCAAATCTAATTACAGAACCAGATTCTTCTTCACCAAATGCATATTTCTTACCTTCAGCTTTTGGTAACCACAAGTCATAGTTTGTATAACCTGTTTTACCTTCATATTCTTTACCAGCTACACAGAACTCAAGATACTTTTCTCTAAAGTCTGCAGTCTTGTTGAATGCCTTAACAAAGTCCTCAATAGTATCATGCTGACCATCTTGCTCAAGGAACCAAGAATCAAGTTGTAGAGTATGAGCCAAAGTTCTCAAGAAAATTAAGATAGATCTATCTCTCTGAATTTTAACTCCAGATTTAGTTTCACCATCTGCAAATGCATATTGACTTGCTTTAATTCTACCAATCTGACCCTGATATCTTCCTTTGCTCTCATCCTCTTTGTCAACTAGGAAACCCTCAAAACCCTCAATAGGTGCAGTCTCCACATGTAACATAAGATGAAATGCACCGGGAATGAACTTGAAATCCTCAAGCTCAATGTTGTTAATCTTTAGTACATGATTACCTGGTGTAATTGTTTTTGCTAGTCCTGAGCCTTCTTTGCCCAAATCAGTTGTGCTTAATGCCATTTTTCTTAAAATTAAATTGTTAAATAAAAACTTTGTCCCAGTGGAATTCTAATCCACCAGATTCATTCATCTCTGTTACTACTATCTCCTCATTTCTCAAGTGCTCAGGTCTTGCACCGCAAGTTACCTCTTCATTTGTTTTGAATGATAAAATAGTCTTATTACCTTTCCTGTACATGTAGCCAATTGCATCTGCATTAGCACAGATTAGAGACTTAATCTTACCTGTCAAATCTATATTTGCTGCAAGAACCATCTCTCCCTTATCATCTACCTGTTTGTCCTTAATGTGACCAGATAAAATAATATGGGGGGCTAATGTATCAATAAAATCTAAAACTTGAAAGAAAGCTTGTCTTAAATATAAATACCCGGCACCGTTAGGTAGGGACAAGACATTATCTCCATCATAGTTTTTACCCATGCTAGTTTGCTTGTAGAGTTTAATAGCTAAAGGCATCACCATATCTTCTAATGCAGTTACAGTATCTACTGTAACATACTTGTATGGGTTACCTGCAGCCTTAATAGCTTTACCAGTATCAAGTAGCTCTTGTAAGCTTCCTATTTTAACCTTGAGAGCTTCTACATAATCAGCACCATTTTCTAAATCCATGATTAGATTCTCGTCAAGACCCGCAAAGGCAGTTGTTTTACCAGTCTTTGGCTTTGAGTAGATTACTAATCTCTTTGGATTAGTTCTATCAGCCGCAACTTTCTTAGTTGGGAGAACTATACTCATTGTTGTGCAATTAAATCATTCAACCATTGCTTACTACTAACAGGTTTCTGCCACATAATTGCAGCAAAATCTCTAATAGTAATCTCAGCCATACTCTCATCTTCAGTTGGAAGATCTAGAGACAGTTCTTCTGTCTTTTCTTTGAGCTTTGGAATAAACTCATCCTCAAAGTTTGGAAACACAGATAGTGTAATCTGTTCTTTAGGAGCTTCAGCTTTTCTCTTTTCATACAGATTATGAGTAATCTCAGAACCATCTGGCATAAGAACCATGAGCTCTGATAAAGGTACTGTATAGGCAAGATAATTATCACCATTAAGATTAGTACCCTCTTTTACATCATACTCTTCAGCATAGTACGGGTTGGCTTTACACTTAAACAGAGCTCTGTCAGCATATGCCGGTTCAATACCTTGCTCTTTACCAGATTCATCTCTGATAATATCAATAAACTCAATATAGATGTCTTCACCTCTCTTAAGTTCACTTTCAAATAGCTGTACTTGTCTACCATACTTACCTTTCTGAAAGAAGGCAGTCTTTAAGACAAAGAATGGGTCAGCTACTTGAGCTTTTCTAAACTTATCCATCTGATAAGCAAAGAATTCTCTTTCTCTTTCTTTTCTACTCATAATTATAATTTAAGTTTTGTTGCTTGTGGAGGTGTTTCTATTTCAACAATCCTCATGTTTTCTCTATCTAGCTTAAAGAAGCTTAACCTAGTTGTTCCGTTCCTAGACTTTAAGAAGTGAAATGCAAGAAGATCTTCATCATTCACAATAAATCTTTCAGGACCATAGAACCTAATCTTTCTGATAGAGGGCTTATTAATACCAAGTACTACATCAGCATGTTGCAATAGAGCATCTGCTCCAAATAAATCAGAATCTAATACATAATTCCCATAGTCACCATCTTTGGATCTGTCTGGATTATCTATATTCCTGTTCAGCTGACTCAAGACAAGAAATGCCACAGGATAATGTTTTTTCATATATGTCATGGCTTCACCAAGAGCATATAATACTTCAAACTTATCCTTCTGACCCTTTCCTACTTTAAGTAGTGCTGAGTGGTCAATAGTAACCAGAGCATTCATATAGTTACCATTTTCATCCTTGTGTTTTTCCATATAATAATGTATGGTAGCACACATCTCATCAACGGTACACGGATCATATACTACATCTATGACATCAGTCTCGGCAGTTTGCTCATAGTACTGTACACATCTTAAGTATAGATCCTTATCCACGGGTTCCCCCTTGCTCATTAATGTATTGTAATCAGAAGCAGTATTCAGACTCAGCTTTCTGATACCATTGGTCTCATCAAGCATCTCAAACTGGAACTTAAGCACTCTAAATTTATGGTCTTTATTCTCCTCAATAATATCAGAGATTAACTGCTCCATAAATAAAGTTTTACCTGTTCCCGGTCTAGCACCTACTACGGTGATAGTTCTCCATTCCAATCCATCACAGAAGGCATCATTAAATTTGGGCCATGAACTTTTAAGTGACTTTAGCTCACCAGATCTTCTAGCCTTCATCTTAAGAAGGGCTTTTCTAAGAGCGTCTCTTTCACTCACAGGCTTCAGAGCCCGGGCACCGTTAAATAATTCTGCCATACATTTGGATTATGTTGTTAATTTACCTTTTACATCATTATAGATGTAGTGAGATAATCCCACTATAAACTCTATTGCTAAAAACTGTACAAAGTTCATTTCTATAAGTAGAGTATAAACTAACAGCCAGGAAACAAGACTTCCTGTTAATGCAACAAAGAACAATTTAAATCTAATCATACTATCTTTTCTTTAAAGAATACAGGTGCTTCATAATCATCTTGTGAAATCATATCACAGTAGGTTGCTAGAGTAGAATCCCAGGTTTTATCTGTATTCTGTTTTCTAATAAAATACTGTGAGTTACGCATGTAGTTGTACCTATTAATAGAATACTCTTCTACATACTTTTCAGTAGCTTGAATAACTGTCTCCCAAGAATAGTCAAATGTTTCAAAGAACCATCTAAATGCATTTTCTAGACTCTTTACGTTAACTCTTGCATAAACACCACTTGGCAATTTACTTGCCGGGAAGCACTCATTGTAAGTTTTAATGTTGTCTAGAAAATCATCACCCATAAGGTTTTTAGATGTTTTCTTCTTAGACTTCTTGAAGTAGCTCTCAATTTCTTGTATAAATATAAGACTATTACTTGACAATTGCAAGTCATCAGTAATATAGTTACCTGATTTCAATCTGGCAACTTCAATAGATGCATTTACCAAATCACTAGGTACAATCTTATTATGTATACAATACAATACATAGAATGCATTAGGACTAAGTCCTGCTTTTATTAGTTTGTTAAATACTTCCTGCATTACCAGTGGATTGAATAATTATATAAATGTTTAACTGTGGTCCATACTTCTTGAAAGACACCTTTAGAATCCCACTTGCTACCATTATATGCAGCACTTGCAGGATGTGAAACCATAAATTTAGTACAATTTTCTCCACACATGTCTGCCCACTCTTGAGATTTTTTACCCATGTAGACATAAACTAATCCCGGGTGAAAGTTCTTAAAGTAATCAAATAAGTATGCAGTAAATGGAGCCCATATTTCATAGTGCTTACCAATCTTACCAACTTCAGTTGTAAGAGCTGTATTAAGCAAGAGTATGCCCTGATTAGCCCATACCTTCAAATCCAGGGGTCTATGATAGAATGGATACATCTTCTGTGCTTCATCAAGCATAAACCTTAGAGAAGGCTGTTCTTTTTCAGACTTACCACAACTAAATGCAATACCATCTGCTACACCTAGTGTAGGATAGGGATCCTGTCCAACCATTACAACTTTTAGTTCGTCATAAGGGCACTCTTCAAATGCTCTAAATACATCCTTAAGAACTGGAGTAAACCTCTGCCCATTATTGGACATATTATACAATTCAGTTAGAATCTTCTCAAACTCCAAACTAAATATAAAAGGTTTAAGAACTCTGCCCCAACCACTGGGTTCAAGTTTATTAAATATTTTTTGTTTATAATCATCAATATCTAGTGTATTACTCATAATCATGTATATTTGTTAAAAAATACTACAATGGCTAAAATTACAGTCAAAGAACTCAAGGATGATGCTCTTGTATCTATTCAGGTTAATAAGTCTTTTTACTTTATGGTAAAAAGTGTACTCTTCTACTTATTTAAGGAGTCTGATGACCCAGATAATAAGAGAGAAGAAGTCCTTAAAGGCCTGATGAATAAAGACTATAAAGATATGACCCATTGGGAGCAGTCTTTCTATACACTAACTCTTTTACTAGCAGAGATAGAAAGACAAGCCGTAGAAAATAATCAGTTTGCTGATGTGGAGGTAGATGTACCTGATGATCAGACTAAAAACTGATATTAAATTCCTTTCCTATTTGTATACAAGCTTCAATAGCTAGTACCAATTCCATTTTACTACAGTCCGCAAAAGACTTACAGTATTCCGCACCATCTGCGTCATAACATAGACCAGAGTGCTGCTTTATAATAGTTTTCATTTCATCAAATGTGTAGCCGGATTCTTTGGCTAACTCACGTATACAAGCATGGACTTTAGCTAATTGTGCTACAGAACCATCATCTGATGTAAGTCCCATAAACACCTCAACCTGTTGTCCATCAGATAGTTTATCTAAGAAAATCTGATAGTTCAATTTTGATTTGTCATCAGGGTAAACTAACTTACCATCACGCTTAACTAGTTTTACTGTGAACATCTGTTAATTTTTTAGCAATTTGTTTGGCTAGATAAGGACTGCACTTGTACTTATACATCACATAGCCGGCTATAATTTTTGGACTCATAATTTCTATGTCCTTGTTATCTAATCTTATTTCCTTTACTATGTGTTCTACTACTACATTTGCCATTACTTAGCTGCCATTGTTTGCATAAATACTTCATGGTTAAGTATTTCATGCGGATAGTCTTTGGCAATCTTCCAATAGACTTGATTTACTTTACTGTATTCACCATGTTCTAGAATTCTTAGATCTCTAAAGCTCTTAATTGATAGAGTAACCATATGCAGGTTCTCTTCATCTGAAGATTCTAACATTGCAATCATGTTCTTTATTTCAGCATCATTAATGTAGCCCATTCTCTTTAGCAGTTGTAACTCTGCCATATATACAAAAGGACGGAATGTCCCAACTTTACTACCCTTATGGTACATATACCACAGGTAGTTTAAGTTTCTATCTACATTATCTGTCAATTCATAATGCTCTTTTGCAATATCTGCTGACAATGCCAGCATTTCATCCATTATTTTCTTTTCCATTTTAAAAGATGTATCTGATGGTATTCCAAGGTATTATACCATCATGTATTTGAATAAACTGTTTTATGTAGTCTGCCTTTCTATTATGCTCATATCTTACATTTCTACCACCATACTGAGATATCTTACCTTCTTGTATTTTAGGTGTCCAAAGAAACTCTTCACCTGGCAACTTGTGTTCCACATTGTATCTATGCTTCTCTTCATTATGAGTTAAAAAGATTACCTCAGCTTTAACTCTATCATCAGCCCAGTCGTGTGTTTTGGCTATTCTGTCTACAGTGTTAAACAAGCTCATATAATGCTGTAACCAATTATCATGTACAATAACAGGACTAAAGTTTAGGTGCACATCATAACCAGCATTTAAAAACATTGGTATAGCCATGAGTCTTTCAATAATACTACTTGTATGAGGTTCAAGAACCCTCTGCAAATCAACTGGCACTAGACTAAATCTAATTCTAACTTTACCCTCAGGATTAAGTGCAAGTAGATCTCTATTCACATACTTAGTAGCAAATGAACCCATAGCAAGAGGATGATCTCTAAAGAACTTAAAGATTGTTTTCCAATCATGATACTTAGCATGTAGAGCAAAATCCTCATTACAACTGATATCATATGTAATATAATCTCCAGTCTGATTTGGCTTCTCTACATCTGCAAAAAATGCATGGGAATTGATTTCTGTCAGGATATCCATAGTATTCTTAGCTACAGTTAATCCTTCCGGCTTATGTCTCTTCATATAACAGTAAGTACAGTTATACAAACAGCCATGACCAAAAGAAGGAGCAATGTAATCAGTGCTCCTTCCACTTGGTCTAATAATCATACTTTTTCTAGTGACTTCTTCTACAACACTCATAATTTCTTAATCCGCTGCACTTTTCCTAACATTTCTGTAGAATTGGTCACTTTAGGAAATTGATATATGACTGAGCTGCTCTCTTAGTATCATACTCTATATCAAATCCTGCATTGTTCTTTACTGTTTTCCAGAAAATCCAGAAAACCTTTTTCTTTACAGCATACTTGGTCTGAAAACCATGTGTTACTTCTACAATCTTGTAGTCTTTCTTATTTACACTCATCATTCTAGGTTTAGGTTATAATCTTCTAAGATCCTTCTTAATTCTTCTCTCATTTTTTCAGCAGCTTCAACTTCTTCTGTAGTAGCTTCTCTGTTATCAATACGTCCATACTTAACAACCTTTCTAAGTTCCTGATCAAGATCCCAAGCAACACCTCTCCATTTATAGGCATCTAGTGCTGTTCTAGCATCATCTTTTTCCTCAGAAGAGTCAAATTCTAGTATTATCTTTCCCATCTTGCAATATTTTAGTTGGCCAATAGAAATCACACTTATCTTCCCCAACATTGTATGGTGAGTCAATATATGATTGTGCAGGAACATTTGCTACAGCTTTGTATCTATAACAAGTTTCTCTTAGAGGACATTTATTCCCCTTACACATTGACATATCAGGCATAATTACAGGATAAAGTTAAATAAAATATGACCAAAGCCAATTCCAGCTAAAAAGTAAACAAGATTGTTTACCCATTTTGGATAATCTTCCATCTTAAAATAAGTTAAAAATTACTTGTAATACAGCTCCAATAGCAAATATAGTAACAGCTATGAGCAATAAAGCAGTTGTAATACCACCCACTTCTTCTCTACGGTCTTCTTGATTTAGTTTCATAGTTTCATGTTTAAATAAAAAATGGTCTTATTGTCATTACACCCACTGCAAAACCTAAACTGAATGCTAAGGCAATCAAAGCTCTTTGTTTAAAGCTTTTCACTTCAATGGTGTAGTGGTTCATTGGTAGGCAAAGGAATGGGTTAATAGCTACCATCATTACCATACCAACCCAATTTTCATCCATTAGAAATCTTAAGCCTGCAATTGAGTTGGCTTCTAAAACTATTGCTGATACAAATACAATTAATAGTTTCCACCATGCTATTTTATCTTTCATTGACTGCTATTTATCTTCAATACTAAGATACCCAATCACAACACCCGCACCTGTAAATGTACCTACAGTATAAACTATCTCAGCTTTACCAATAGGTTCCCAATTACATGTACACATCTTGTATATACATCTGATTTCTCCAAAAAGGGCTAATCCCCATAATATAATTGGTAGTAATGTTATTAAAACTACTCCTGCTTTATTTTTCATCTCTTGTTTGTTTATAATCAATAATAAATCCTACTGCTACAATTACATTCATACCAAAGGACATAAGTATTTCATGTATGTCCTGATAGACATTTACACTTAAGTGTACATGACCTACCATCCAAAAGGGTATGGACAAGTTCTGGCTTATCCATACCAATGTGTATTTAATAAAGTGGCTAATCCCCCTCTTCATTATTCATCCTTTGGAGTCCTTCTGTTTTGACCCTTCTTGAGTTCTTCTTCCCAGAATTCCCTAACTTGAGCTGCCTTTGTAATCTCTCTTGGATTCTCTTGTTTAACTCTGAATAGTCTAAGTTTCTCTTGTTCTCTTTCATACTCTTCCCAATTGTAGATTTCTAATTCTTTCATACGAGCCATATCTGCAATGGTCATCTCTTCTGGAACCCGACCATCATTCTCATGCATGACACGCATGTATATTTCTTTCATTCTGCCCATAATTTCATAGATTTTTCAAGTAAATGTGCAACTGTAGTTCTAACATCTTTGTGCCCAAATAAGTCTCTAACTAGAGTTAACTTTTTAAATAGTTTATCATCAACAGTTATTTGTATTGTTCTCTGTCTTTGTGATTTAATAGTATAACTTTTACTAAAATCAAAAGGAAACAATTGAGCATATACATATACATTTTCTTTATATGCAGCATCATCTTTAAATTGAACCGGTAACCTTCTGTTGTAGTTTACCTTTTCTCTTTTAAGTCCTGTTAATTTTGCAATTGCATGTTCTGATAGACCAAATTTTTGGTGTAGAATACCAATTAAATAGCTTCTTTGGTCAACAACATTTCTCTTACGGGTCTTTTGGTCTAAAGAACTAAGTTCTTTTAGAACTTCCTCCTTTGTATAATCTTCCATAATTAAATTAATTCTAAGTCAGCTTCTTTAATAGCTTCTTCTTCCATGTTAGCAACTCTTTCATCCAGAGGCACAAACCTATCAGCATCATAGTACTCATATGGAAAACAGTCAGCAGACATCTGTACCTCTTTTAGTAGTACACCATATCTGCCGTCCTGTAACCCCATTTTCACTACTTTGATAATAGTATAGGTCTCACCTTGTTTAATCCATTGTTCAATAGGAATCTTAGCAGGCTTGTTACTGCTATCAATGCATATCACTTTCATATGGTTCCATTTTGACATTTAGACCTACACTCTGTAGAAACTCTAACATTGTAGAAATCTGTGCCCAACAACCATGCTTTATGGTACACTGACCTGCTAGATCAGCTACTAAAGCACATTGTTCAGCTTGTTGTGGCTCATGACCACAGAACTTTATGAGACAAGCCATAACATATGCAAAGCTATGCTCATCATCATTAAATAATATTAACTTATGATCCTCAGGTAGTTCCATTATACTAAGTTAAGATTTTACATCATATTCTCTCCATACTATCTTGCTCTGATCAAAGGACTCTAGTGCATCTTTTACCCACTTTTCATCTACTGTGTTCTTATAGCATAGTATATGTACAATAGCTTTCTCATCAGGATTTAGACGGAGTAACCTACCAATTCTCTGGCTAGCTTTTCTCTCATTACCATAAGCATGCATGATAATACCTTGTCTCAGTTCTGGTATATTAATACCCTCATTTAACTGCAGTACACATGATAGCTTATTTATTCTACCTTCTTTAAAAGCATTTAGATTTTCCTCAGAGTTAGAATTACCACTATGGTAACTAAACCTGCAGAGTCTGTCAGCCTGTTCTTGAGTATTAGCAAATACAATACACTTGGTGTTAATGCTCTCCATTAACTTCTTAGTATACTTTTCTTTACTTGGATACTCCATCATAGCCTTCATCCTCATGACTCTGAGCATCTGAATAGGTCCAGCTCCAATATCTATTCTATTACCCCAGTACTGATAGTTCTGTTTTTCTGAAGTAACAAAAGACTTGGTCTTCATCTGTACCTGATAGTTCTTACACTCATCTAATTTAAGCTCATGTACAATAATCTGGTAGTCATTAATAATACCATTATCAATTGCATCATCAGCCTTAAAAGTATAAACTACAGGACAGAACTGTGATACCATCATACCCTTCTCAGAACTCTTGTGCTTAGGTGGAGTCCCAGTTAAACCCAGGATTCCACCTTTATACACATCAAGGAAAACTCTATGAGAGTCAAGAAGTGAATGGCACTCGTCAAGATAGATGTAGTCATACTCATTTGGATCACGCTTAGGTAGACCAATGTATGTAGAGAAAGTAATTCTCTTTAACAAATCTTGTTTACCAAACTTCACAGCATCATCAGACCAAGACTGAAAGATAGATTTCTTAGGAGCTACTACTAGTACATTATGTAGCTCACTAGTGTTCTTCTCAATGTGTAATAGGCCAACAAGGGTCTTACCGACCCCTGTGCCTAATACTACGGAACATTTCCGCCTCCCTTCTGTTGCTTTTAATGCTTCTTCTTGAATCTCTTCTCTTGTCATTACTTTGGAAGTTTAAATATTTGTTTTCTAATATATGCACCAGTTTCATCTCCACTGGACATGAGTTTAACAGTCTTCATGTGCTTATCAATAGCAGCCATAACCTTAGAGTGACTGTAAGTTGGATTATAAGCCTGCATAAATGCATTCAAGAACTGAAACTTAACACCTCTATCAGCCATACCAATTTTTAAGAAGATATCATTGAATGCTTTACACATATCTTCTGCTTTTGGATTGCTAATCTGAAATGTACCATTCTTAATAGGTTGTGTACCAAATCTAATTGAAGGCATATTAGTAGCAATACATGCTAACATAGAAATCTCAATGTCATACATGTTCTTCCACTTGAACAACTTCATATAATCTGGACGGATCATTTTCCAGGCATTGATATAGTTCATCAAGTCCCAAGACTTAGATGAGTTATTAAGATATGCCATCTTCTCAATTAAGTCTTCTTCAGAGTTAACAGTAATCTCAATGTAAGGAATTGGTTGACCTTCTCTCTCTAATGCAGTAGCTAAATGCTGACCATCAATAATGTAAGTTTTCTCTTCTCCTTCAATAATGTTTGTAGTACATGCAATAACACATCTAATAACACCCATTTTACGGATACTAGTAATCATCTTTTGCACATGCTTACTGTCAATACCCCTGTTCATAGGTAGAATAGAGAATTTTGCATAAGTGCTTGTGTGCTTAACTTTAAGTTCTTTTCCAATCATGTTCATAATCATAATTTTTAAATCAGTAAATAAATCATTTTAACCAGCCTAGTATT